ACGGAGGTTAATTCCCTTGCCCACACAAGGTAGCAGCCCTCATACTTCACATCGGGTGTCTAGACACTGGTCGTGGGGACCAGCAGTGTTCACCCTGCATCACTAGCGGAAGATGATTTTCTATTCCTCGTAATTGAAAATTTCGATGTGAAGGACCGGGGAAACTAAATGAGGTTGAGTGACTCGTTACTCCCTCTAGACCCCTTGTTCCGACCGTAATATTTTTGTATTATCTGTAACAATAGGAACTTGGCGATAAGCCCGTAAGGGGAAGGGTCCTAAAACCATCAGCGCAACTTACCGTAGACGTAGGCGCGTACAGTGTTTGCACGGAACACTGGCAGTAATATTCTACGCCCACCCAGTGAGTCGACTTCTCTTATGTTCAGAAGGCCTAGCTTTTTAACGCTGGACATTTTGAGATGCACTGGACCAGAGCTCATTGTGAGACTGGAAGGTGTGGGACACCCCTCCCCCGCAAGGGGGAGGGGTCCGTTCTTTGTATATGGCCCCGTGCAAGGCCATATGCGTTTAGAATTGGATGAAAGTATGTCTAATAACCATCAATCATCAAATCAAAGACAACGATCCCGGAGGGTCCGCCGCCCTACCACGAGAAATACTCGTGTGTCACCGGGTCGACAATCGCGGTCACGGTCTCAAAGACGCGTGGCTGATAGGCGACCAACTGACAATAGAACTAAATTGGTGTTGTCTTCACTTGTGAAAGAATCAACACGCAAAGACATCGCTAGACGATTTCCCACTTACAAATGGGAGTTCACTCGAAATGGCCCCACATCTGGGGACCCTGTAGCACAAGCTGAATTTTTAGTGCTTTACATGTATCTCAAAAGTTTGAAGATTCCTGTTGTTGTTCAAACCACCTCTCCACATTTCCCTATTCCGGCTGAAGGTAGTAACATCATTCTCACCCCTACCGACCCATTCTTACAAGCCGGAGGTTATGCACAAATCGGGGACTTGCTCTTCGGTTGTGAACTGTACATTTATCAGGATGAACGATCTCGATTGTTCAATGGTAAACAACGTACATTTGGGAAGATCCTTTGTGGAGTTACTGGACGTACTGGACTTTGGTCGTATCGCAAGAATATCCGCACCCTTGAAATTAATTTGTATCACACAATTACAGGGGTGTCAATCACCCGGCCTATGTGTGTACCTACTGGCCATCCACAATTCTTCGATACTACTAACACTTTCTATCTTGCTGATGGAAAAACTCGTTCAGCTATGATCCACTACCGAGGACTCGTCCATGACACGAAGTTTCTCATTCGACTTGAGAAATTGACTGACAAGCAAATTTGGGTTTCTGGTCATGATATGGAAATCCAGTTTGATCAGGAGAAGATATACGTTCCTGTCCCTCTGTTTACTTGGGCAGTGAAATATTTGACAGGGAAAACTATAGAAAAGGATACTATCCAAGGTTTCCGCGCTCTTCTTAAAATGCAAATTAAGAAGATCCAGGAGGCTTATCCCTTTTCCGAAACGGAGTTTTTCCTCAATTATCTAGCTTTCGAACAGCTAGTCATTCAGTGTGTCACCTCCAAATCAGTTCAGGCTTCTAAATGGAACAACCGAGTTCATGAACACAACGTTAGCTTCTACAACCGTATCGTAGCTGGTGAATATCTCAACTCACCACGTGTAACATATTACACAGGACTAGTCAAGGCTGTGTTTAAGCATTTACTTTGTAATTGGTTTTCACTTGCCATCATGGCTGTTCCATTGACGGTTGTCTTTTGGTTATCAGTAATTTACTTTTTCTTCAGAGGTGTTGGTGCTTGCACACCTTCAACTGTACTAGTTACTTCCACTATTGGAATAAACATCTTGCTGGCCTGGCTAGCATTCACATTTTGTGTGAGTTTATACAAAACATGGAAGTATGGACCTTGGGATCGCTTCAAGACCCACGTTGAAGGCAAGCGTCAATCTTATCCCGTCACCTGTGCTGTAAGGCCTTTGGATGGATTTCAGGAATTTACCTCTTGGGTTGATATTGAGGAGTACGCCCTCAATCCCGATGCTAGCTATGAAGCTGTGTTCTTCCGGGACAAAATCAAACGCTCTGAAGTTGCTGGGCGGAATGGGACTGTCATCGTGGGCCCTATCTTCTGCTCTCGACTTCCACTCGTTTTCAAAAACAACCCAGATAATTCCACCATCGGCCTATTCACGCGCGTGCTACTCGATCCCCCCACACGGCCAATCGACAGATACTTCAATGATATGATGCGCTCCGTCCCTATAGCAATTAGAAAAGGGGATAAACGGGGACCTGTACCTATCAACAAAATCTTGTATGACGGATTAGGTGGTTCAAAAACTTGGCATACCTACTCTTTCGAGGAGTATGTCAAAAGGTTTCCTGCTGCAAAAAGGAACAAAATCCTCAAGCGTTTGGAAGAAATTCAGCATGGTGGTAACGCTAAGCAGGATTATGTTTACCAAGCCTTCGTAAAACGAGAGAAGCAGATGGAGATAACTTATGAGGACTACAAACCTATCCGACCACGTATCATACAGGGATGTTCAAACGGATCTAAAGCCCAAACTGGACAATGGTTTTACAATTATCAATGGGCTCTTAAGTTCGCTTGGCAACCCGTCGGGCAAATTTGGTTTTGTTCCGGGTACACCTCGAAGGTCTTTAATGGCTGGATTAAACGCGCTGTATCCAGCCTTGGGGGTTTAGCTCAAACTCTCTTTATTGGATCAGACTTTTCTAAGTATGATGTGACGCAGGGCAAGACGTGCATTGATAACGAGATACGTTGGTATCAAAATCTCGGCTGCCCGTTCCACAAATACTTATCATCGAAGTACTACACAGTCGGCTATGTTGCCGGCATCATGTATGAACTCCTTGGCTGTCGTAAATCCGGAGACAACGATACTTCATCCGGAAACAGTCGGAACACTGGTCTCGCAATTGCAAGTTTCTTTGCTCGCATCAATTTCACAAAGTGGAGAGCTGCTGTCTTGGGTGATGACAACTTTACAGTTGTTCATCAGAGTATCCTGAAGATTTTCAAATCTATTTCCAATTTGAAAGAGCAGCTTGTTGAGCACATGACCAAACTTGGCTATTCAGTTAAACTGATGATCACTGAGAAAATCATGGAAACTGAATTCCTTTCCATGCGATTCTACCCGCTCACTGAGTGTGACTTCGCTGTTGGGAAGAAACCTGGACGCGTACTCTGTAAAATCGGCCACTTTCTAAACGGTACCAAGCGATCTATGGAAGAGTGGATGGGTATTCTTAAAGGCACCCTCATTTCCATGCGGAACACTGCTATGCATGTTCCGTTTTTGAGAAAGTACATTGAGGTTGTAACAAAACACATCAAAGAAGATCCCATTTATCCACAAGAGTTCAACTTTCAAGGTATCGAAGAGTACAAAGCCACTGCCAAGACTTGGGCTGAATTCGAATCCGTTTACAAGCTCAGCATTGCAGATGAGAAAGCCTTCACGAAACTCTTAGAGGATTGTATCACCAAGTATGGGTTACAGTGCATAATCCATTCTCCTTTCGTCGACCGCCTCGTAGAGGTGGAAGACATCCTCTAACCGCCCGACGGGGCACAGCGTTTTGGGGACGCCCGGGTTGAATTGCTTGGGGCTGCGCATTGCAGCCTTGTCCACTACAGCGGTGGACGCCTTCCATGGTCAAGCAATGCGCACCTTTTAGATACACTGACCATCGCTATATGCAGCGGTCTACCCAAAAACCCCTCAATTTAACCCTCAACATGTTATGTCTAAGAAGAATAACAAAAACCCCAAAACCAACAACCAAACCATTCGGCGTTCTACGTCGACTCGCAACTTCATGTTGCCCCGCGCTAAAGCTTCGCAAATCCGTAATACTGGAGCCCTCCAGTCCCTCAGGATCAGGCATAAGGAATACGTCGCAGATTTCAAAACCGGAAGTACAGCAAACGAGTACATCCAGCAATTCGAGTTCAATCCTGGACTCGACGAATCCCTACCATGGGGATCTCGTATTGCAGGAGCATTTGAATCCTATCGATTCAATATGCTACGAATCCATTTTGTCACTGGCCTTGGTACTGACAATGATGGAAGTATTGCACTTGTACCCGATTATGATGCCTCGGACGATAATTCAACGCAGGATAAGAAGAAATTATTTTCTTATGCTGACACTGTTCGCGGGCCAGTGTGGAAGAATATCACCCTAAACTGCCGCTTACAGAACCTGCGTAAAAGAAAGACCCTTTACGTCCGCGACTCCAACCTATCCCAGAACAAGGACATTAAACTCTATGATGCATTGTCCTACATACTCGTAGCATCTGGATTCACCGCTGAGAAGTACCTTGGCGAAATCTGGGTCGAGTATGATATCACCTTCTTTACACCCCAGCTCGAACCATCCATTCCAGAAGGTGCCCTTATCCAGCTTAAGTCCCTGGACACTGGGCTTCCCTTCTCGAACCATGAGGTGCTCGAGAATGAGATCGGGGTGAAAGTTCAGGATGATAACCAATCCCTTTGGTTTACAGAACAAGGGATCTGGAATTTAGTCGCCCGTGGGAGAACGAGCACCGGCGACGTAATACAGGACATCAACACACCCATCATAGAAGGACCGGGCACCATGGACGTCCTTAAGAAGTTTATAGCCACCCCTGGCGCACCAAACCAATTTGGTCTTGATACGATCATTGAAACGACCAAAGAAGTTTCCGCTCTCAACCCGTTCAAGTGGAAATGGGGTGGCCCTGATATTGTAGGTGGCCCTACCTCGTATGTTGTGGAAGGAATCATGCCCCTACTTAGTATATCACCGGTGAAAATTGGATCCCTCACCATGAAGAAGCTCAAGGACCTACGGAAGCAACGAAAACTTGAAAAGGAGAAGGAACTTAAAACCAAACTCCTTAAGAAGCAAATAGACGAGGACTACAAGTCGTTGTCTGAGTTGACCAAATAAACG